ATTGCGGAGGTTACTTTGGTCATGGCTATTTGCCTTTCATCGTCATTTTCCAGAGAGCAGCACCCGCTTCAAGGGTGCCGGTTTTCTCCAAACGAGACATGACAGCCGCGCGCTGACTATCGGCGATGGCAGCTTTCGGCGTGGCAACCCCAGCACGAACATTCGGCGCGGCGGGCTTTGCGATAGGTGCAACGCGAGCCTTTGCCGCCGTCATGCGGTCATACTGCATGGCCTTCCAAACCATTTCCACTTCAACAGGCGTAGCGGTGGCAAGAGCGCCAGCCGGAATACCCGCTGCATTGGAATAGGTCTCGATCTGCGAGAACGTAGCAGCGACCTTCTCAGGCGCGAAGTCGGGATACACGGCAAGGCGTTGGCCGTCCGTCTCCCATTCCCCGCGCACCGCATCCTGTTCAGCCTGCGATTGCTGGGCGGCGATAGCTTGCCGCTGCTGTTGCAAACCCTGAACCGTCAACGCGGCTTGGTCATACTGTGCCTTGTCCCATGCGTATTGGTTGCCGTCGAAATTGCCGTCCGCGTCAATATAACGCTGCGGGTCTGGCGCAACTGGGCTAATCAGACCGATGATCTGGTCAAGCTGTTGCGCATATTCATCGCGTTTGGAGGCTGCCGCTTGTGCCGCTTCGCTTGCTGCGCGGCGGACATTTGCGGCTTCTTGGAACTTCTGGTTGACGGCTGCGTCGCGCTGTCCCTCGCGCTGGGCAATGATTGCCTGCGCGGCGGGTGGCAGTGCGTTCCACGCTTCTGCGTCTTCCTTCGGCCATGACGCGGGCATTTCCGCTACAGCTTCCGGCTGGGCCTCTTCGGCTGCCTCCGCTGCAACGTCAACTTCCGCGCTATCGTCGGGCGCTTCGACCTCTGCGGCCTCGGCTTCCGGTTCGATTGTTTCGGGAGCGGCAAAGCGCCCCGCTTCGTCACGGTTGACGGGTGTTCCATTGTCAACGGCACGGAATAGCGCCGCTGCGGCTTGAACCGGGTCTGCTGCCGTGAACGGCTGGGCAGTGTCTGTCATCGTGTCACCCTACTTAACGCGCCGTAGCGCCTGCATATCCGGCTCTAACACCCGACCGGAATTGATAGCCTGCGCGAAATGCGACCGCACCCTGCGAACGACCTGAACGGCAACCCAAAGCCGGTTGCGTTCGTCAATGTCGCGGGCGTCCATGCACTCGGCAGTATACTGCGCCTCGATTGCGTCGAAAGCCTCGCGCAACTCACCATCGGCCATAAGCTCGGTGTAGCGGATTGAACGGGCTTGGCGCTCTTCGGGGCTCATTTGTCCAAATCCCCTCCCGGTCGGTTAGTCCCTAGCGCCGCCTCACCCATTGCCGCCTCATGTTCATCGCTGCGGCGGGCAAGCTCGAACTCTCTATCCTGTTGACGCATGGCAAGCTCGAACTCCGCGTCTGCTTTGTCGCGGGCAAGGCCTATTTCTGCTTTTGCCTTTTCGCGCGCCAGTTCCAACTCAAGCGCACCCTTTTCGCGCTGGAACGCCATCTGCGCCGCGTTGTTTTCCCTATCAATCGCAAGCTTTGCCTGTTGCGCTTGCGCGTCGGCCTGCACCTTCATCGTTTCGGGGTCGGGCTGTTCGGGCTGCGGCTCCGCGTTCTTGGGGTCGGTAATGAAGGCGTCGGTGTTCTTGATGCCAAGCGCGTTAAACAGCTTCTTGACCTGATTATACACGTTGTCCGCCGTCACCAGCCCCGCGTAAGGCGACATCGCCAGCCGCTCGCTAACCTCTAGCGCCTGCGCCATGCTCGCGGCCTGTTCCTGCTTGTTACCAACGCCAATGCCGACGCTAATCGACATGTCCATTTCAGCATCCCAGCCGCGCGGGTCGATCTGCACCCATTCATTGCGAAGCCGAATGACACGCTCGCGCGGTTGATGCGTCACGACAAGGCGTAGGATTTTGCGGAATAGCTGCTTTACGCCGGTCTCTGCAAAAATGCGCGCAATCATCTCGACGCGCTCGTTCCGCTTGTTGTCGTCAAGTGCCGCTTGCGTGGCAGTCTGTGGCTTTTTCAGTGCGTCAGTATCCAACGACTGACCATGCCCGTTGATGCCCGTGCGCGCATGTTGCTGCTGGTCTGCCCATTCGAGCGCCGCAAGCACCTTGTCGCCAACGAAAGGAACGGTGAACGTCGAAAGCTGCCCGGCCATGCGCGTGCGGATAATCGCGCCGGGTGCCGTCGTCTGCAAATCCTCCAACGTAGTGCCGTCCATGCGCTCGGCACCCTCTGGCAATTCAGGGCGCGGATTGTTGTGCAGGTAGAGGTTGTCGAGCATCTGCCGCGTCAACGTCGATGACACGCGCTGCAAATCCATGACCTGATCCGCAAGGCTCAACCCATAGACCTTGTGCGGCATGGGGACTGGGCAAAGCAGCGCGAACGGATGGTCATCGGCCACCTCGTTATACAGGATAGTCGCACCGCTGCGGATAATAGCGCGCCGCTCGCTAATCCCGTCGCCGTCGTAATCCACCAACGGGAACTCGTGCAAAATCTGGATTGTCTCTTGTGACTTGTCGGTTTGCGAGGTCTGCCACTCTTCGTCACGGTAGCGGGCTTGCGAACGCGGGTCATCCTGAACGCCGTAGTTCCACGTCGGCAGCGTATCAACAACCTTCGCGTCAAAGCCCATGCCGATAAGGTCGCTACGCGATACCTTCGCACGGTGCGCGATATACGGCGCTTCGTCTGCGTTGCGCGTCATCGGGCTAATCAGGAACTCTTCGGACGGGATGCACTCGATCCGAACGCAACCGTCCTCATAATCTTCGGTGAACGTCGCGTCGAACTCGTCGTTATCCTCATCGGGCGAGCGCGTAATCTCCAAGTCCTTAATCTCGCCCGCCTCTGCCTTGGCGATAAGGTTCTCCACGTCAATCGCGCTGATGCCCTTGTGCGATGCCTTTTGCGGCCCGCTCTTGTCGTGCCACCAAATCTTGACCGTCGCCAGCTTCTCCAGCAGCGCGGCCTTGAACCAGTCGTGCAGGATGAGAAAGCCGTTGTTGTCATTCTGGAAAACGAAGTTGACGTATTCGGTGGCTTGGTCTGCGGCCTGCTCGTCCTCTGCCTTGCGCGGATTGAATACGACCGCATCATCCGCCGACACGAACGGCTTGAGCAGCGCGGCCAACGCATTGTCAACGACCTCGGCAACCACATGGTCAACAACCGATGACCTGCCCGGCCTCGGCGCGTCGTGTGACAGCCCGTAGTAATAATCAATCGCGGCGGCTTGCTCGCTCGCAATCTCGCTTGTCCAATAGGAAACGGCCATGCGCTCCTGCATACCAAGCAGCGCGGCAAGTTCGCTTTCGTCCATCGGGGTTTTCTTAGCCATTCAAGCCCCTAGCCATACGTGCAACGCGAACAAGGCGAAACATTCCGCCGCGACCATAGCCTAACGCGGTTAACACGCCAAGCCTCGCTGTTATAAATATCATAAAGCGTTTGGTTTGTTAAGTCACCTATCACGTATTCGCCCGCTCATGTCACCCAATCCGTGTTGTATTTGAGCGGCTTCCCCTTGCGGACTGGCGCATGGTCAACGGCTATCAAGCCAAATGCGTCCGCGCCGTGCGAAGCCCAGTCATGCGCCGGCCCCAGTCCGATGTTGCGCGCCTCGTCCTTCTTTTCGTGATACCAGCCCAAAGCATCGCGGCCCGCAGCCGTCGTGTCGGCGTTGAAGCGCATGGACGGAAACAACCGACGCGCGGCCTCAATGCGAAGCGTCGCGGCACCAGCGCCCATGTTCGGAACTACCCGCACGTCGAAGCCCGCCGACCGTAGCGCGCTTTCGTAGCTCACCTGATATACCTTGTCGTTCGCCGCGCCATCATGCGGCAACACGCACAAGCAGGCGTCATAGCCCGATGACCGCAGCCAATTGACGTGCGACGCCAGAGGTTGCCCCGACGCCTCATAGTAATTCAGCAGCCGTATTTCAGTACCGACGAACTGCACAATCCATATCGCGCAAGCATCGGCCTTCGCACCCGTCCCGCCAATATCCCAATAGGCGCGAATGGTCATCAACGGGTCAGCCGCGACAAACCCGATACGCCCTTCAAGCTTGGCGTGGTTCAAGGCGCTGGCGTAATATGCGCCTTCCATTGCCGTGACATAATCTCCATCCCATACGTGCGGATATTGCTCGGGATAGCGCGCGAGGTCGGTAAGGCGCTCGCTTTCAAGCACGGCGGGAAAGAACGGGTTGTCACTCCAATTCGCCTGCACGACAATCGCATCGGCTGGCGTGCCGTTGCCGCGTAGGAACTCGTCTACAGCGTCAGACTTGCGGCGGGGGTTCCAGCTTGCCCAAATCTCACTCCCCGGCTTGCGGATTGTCGGGCGCAGCAATGTCAACGACCGTTGCGATAGCGTATGCGCCTCTTCGATCCACGCGCGGTCGAAGCCCTCAAGCGACTTGATGCTCTCGCTGTTATAGTCCTGCATACCGCGAAAGATGATTTGCCCGCCGCCTGGCGTTTCGATCCGGTCGATAAGGCAGTTGAAATGCCGCCCCAAGCCATGCCGCTGTATCTTGTCCTCGATGAGAAGCTTGGCGCTGTCCTTCAAATCCTTTTGCACCTCGCGTATGCAAACCGAGCGCAAGCCCGGGTGCATCATGCTTTCCTCTGCTAGCAACTCCGCGAAGAAATGCGACTTGCCGGAACCGCGACCGCCGTGCGCGCCCTTGTAGCGCGAGGGGTGTAGCAGCGGCTCGAATACGGCTGCGGTGTCTATGCTAAGCGTTGACAATGCGGCGTTCGATTTCAGTCACGGCAATCGGGGCACCGTTCGGCCCGCTGATCTCGCTACCCTTCACTTCGCGCCAGTCGTCGGGGAAGCGTGCGGCCATCGAACGCGACCATACAGAGGCGTTGAAGCCTTGCGCGGTCATGCCCTTTTGCCCTTCGTCCTCCCACCAGACTTGCGACGCCTGCTTGGCGCGCGTCATGGCGTCCAAAAACTCGGGGTGCTTATCCATCCAATTGAATAGCGTTTGCTTCACTACGCCTAGGCTGTGTGCAATCCAAGTTACCGACTTGCCCTCAGCGCCTGCCGCAATAACAGCATCGCAGTAGCTTGCGTCGTAATCCGTTGGTCTGCCACCTGCCACTTTGTAACCTCATGTTCCGCTGTCGTAACGACTGGGCGGTTTTGGTGTTTAGAAGCCTTCCCCGCTGCATACGGTCAAGGTCGAAGCCGATGCGCCTGCGGGCAGGATGACACCGAAGTATGCGGCCCCTACTGGCACTGCGAAGCTTTCCGTTGCGCCGGGTGCGAGTAGGACGCCTGCCTTGGCTGTTCCGTTCGCGGGGATAGCTGCGGTTGGCGATGCGGTCGAGCTGAACTCTACCCATGCGGCGGTTGTGCTGGCATTGTAGAAGCGCGCGTGTGTTGCGGTTGTCGGTAGTGCCGCGTTTGCGCTTGTGGTGGACGTTGCGACCGTCACCGATGTAATGGGGCGAAATACGAACATGATGTTTCTCCTACAGGAAAGCCGTTTCAATGTGGGCGGTCATGCGTAGCACCCTGCGGCGTCGTTAGTTGAAGCCCGCGCGCTACCAGCCATGTCAAACCGTAGCCCCGTCACGGTCACTATCCCGCGCGCCGGTGACGGTCCGGTCAATGTATAGTCGCCACCACCAGTTGCCAGCGCGCCGCCTGAATTGTCGCTCGCCTGATAGTCGGTGAATAGCGGGTCGTTTCGCACCGTCGTTGACGTGCCGATGATTGAGCCGGGACCGGGGTAGGTCTGCATTTCGCTGGCAAAGTTACCACTGTTGGTGCGGAA